ACTTTGCACGGTATCAGGCCGAGTACCACAACCAGAATTTTAATTTTGGAGACGCTATCCACGAAATCTTGATCCAAACTAATGAAACCTTACGGGAAATCTATCCCGATTACGCCGTATGAAAATAGCTACTTCACCATTTCTGTCAGTTTGTTGTGAGAAAGAATATCAAGAACACATTGAGAAAGCCCAAAACGGGGCCTTGGTGATGTTGTATAAGTGCGCTGCGTGCAAGAAAGAATGCCGGATATCGGCTGCATCTGCTGATTACGTTAGCGAATGCCATGGTGTAGACATTGAACACCCCACTGAAGAAGTGCAACTGCGGAATGGGCAAACAAAGATTCAGGCCATTATGCCAAAGACGTGTGGCTATTGCAAAGAGCCACAGAATTTTTGCACATGCGAGTTAGGGAATTATTATCTCTGCTCGCAATGTGGAAAGAAAACAGCCATCGTCCCTCAAGAGAAAAAAGATCGTTTTGTAAAACCCAGAAAGGGAAAAAATGACAAAGAATCTTGATAGCATCAAACCATATCCGAGAAATGCTAAGAAGCATTCAGTGGATCAGATAAAAAAGATCGCACGATCCATTCAAGAGTTCGGATTTAATCAACCCATTGTAGTAGATAAAGAGAACGTGATTATTGTTGGCCATGGAAGATATGAGGCTGCAAAACTTTTGGGATTAAAAGAGGTTCCGATTATTGAATTGGACATATCCCCGGAAAAGGCCAAGGCATACCGTCTTGCAGATAATCGCCTCAATCAATCGGAATGGGATATGCAGTTGGTGATTGAGGAGTTGAAAGACTTGCACATCGCTGGATTGGATATCACTATTACGGGATTTGAAAAGAAAGACATGAACATTTTTGACCCGGCCGGACTTGTGGGACAAGGTGTGTTGGATAGCCCAAAGACTCCAATGTGCTTGGAATGCGGAGGAGAACTAACATGTAACAAATGCGAAAATGATGACGACCAAGACGATGGAGAAGCAGATTCGGCTTGATTGGTGCTCCCATCAGGCTGCAAAATATGCTTGCGAAACATGGCATTATAGCAAGAAGATTCCCAGTTCAAAGCTTGCAAAGATCGGTGTATGGGAAGATAATGAGTTTATTGGATGTGTGATATTTGGCGTAGGTGCTGGGAATTCTACGGATGGGAGACAATATGGGTTGAAAAAAAGATTCGAGGTGGCTGAACTGCAACGAGTTGCCTTGAAAGAACACACCACGCCTACATCAAAGATCGTTGCCATAGCGATTAAAATGGTACACAAGGCATTTCCGAAGATACGACTACTCACTTCATTCGCTGATACTGGCCAGGGGCATGTAGGGACGATCTATCAAGCTACGGGATGGGTATTTGTAGGCGCGAAAATCTACAAAGACTTTTTCGAGATCGGGGGAGAAAGAGTGCATACTCGGACAGTCCATGATCGCGGCTGGAGACAAAGCGAGAAATGGTTGCAAGAGCATATTGATCCGAATACAAAGAGATTATCTTCTTACCCGAAAAATCATTATCTCTATCCACTAGACAATAAAACCAGAACGATAGTTGAGAAGTTGAAAAAAGGATATCCGAAGAAGATTGCGGATTTAGCATAATGGCAATGCGTTGGGATTCCATCCCAAATATGGGGGTTCGATTCCCACCAATCCGCTCAAACTGCTATGATAAAAACTATCAAAAAAGAAGACGGGCGGAAGCATAACGGGGCATCCCTGGAACAACTAGCACGAATGTCAAAGCTGGCAAAGATTAAAAGAAGGCCAGGGAGTAAAAGAGGTGGCCGACCCACGGTAATGACCCCAGCAGTCATAAGTAAACTCGAACATGCTTTTGGTATAGATTGTACCGTACAAGAAGCGTGTGCATACGCTGATATATCTTTGCCACCATTATACGACTACATGAAGAAGAATCAGGATTTCGCTGAAAATGTAGCGAGATTAAGGGAAAAACCCGTTCTGGCAGCGAGAAATTCGGTGGTGTCAAAGCTCCATAAAGGGTACATGGCGCAATGGTATTTGGAGAAGAAACGGCCAGATGAGTTCGGTAACAGAGATCGCGGGGGTGTGGTAAACATTACCCTTCAATTGGATGACAAACAATACAGAAGCATTGTCGCCAGAGAGGCAAAACTTCTTGAAAGAAGCGGGGAAGAAACGCCTCGCCAACTTTTGCGAGACGGTGGGGCGTGATTGGCTTGCGGCATGGTTTCACGAATCCATTGCGCAGAAGCTCCAAGAAGCCGTGGAGAGGTTGGAACAAGGTATCTCCTCTCGCATCATCATAGAAATGCCTCCACGATGCGGGAAGTCGCAATTGGCATCCATTCTATTCCCGGCATGGGTATTGGGACGGCACCCGGAATGGCAAATCATTCTTGCATCGTATTCGGCTGATCTCGCAGTAGATTTCGGGCAAGCTACGCGAGATATCATGCAAGAGGGCAACTACCAGTTGCTATTTGGAACACGGTTGCGCGAAGACACCAAAGCAAAAGGAAAATGGATGACAAAGGCAAGTGGTAGTTATACGGCAGTAGGTATCGGCGGATCAATATCCGGGCGCGGATTCAAGATCGGGATCATTGATGATCCATTCAAGAACAGACAAGAAGCGGATTCTATGATCATCCGTGAAGGCGTGTGGAAATGGTATCTCTCGACGTTTCGCACGCGGCAAGAAGGATCATCAATTATCATCGTCATCAACACCCGATGGCACATGGATGATTTGGTGGGGAGATTGGAAGAGCAAGAAACGGAGTTGGAGAAGAACAATAAGCCACACGATGCATGGGAATATCTCACATTCCCAGCCGTTGCAGAAGAAGATGAAGCATACCGAAGACGAGGCGATCCGTTGTGGCCGGAGAAGTTCCCTCTCATAGAACTGCAAAAGACTCAAGAAGAGTTGGGGGTGTATGAGTGGGCGGCATTGTATCAACAATCACCTGTGTTGGGTGAGACGGCAGAAATACGAAAAGAATACTTCTCGTATTTTGAAGAAAGAGAAGTTGACCAAAAGCGATTCAACATAAATATCTTCATTGACCCGGCAATATCAAAGAAAAAAGAATCCGCTAATACTGCCATCGTCTCTATTGGCAAAGAAGACGACAGACCAGAATGGTACATCCTGGATTATATCGTGGGGAAACTTGATCCGGGGCAGTTGATTGATGGGGCGTTTACCCAATACAAAACGTACAGACGGAAATATCCCATGGCGAACATTCGGGTATTCGTGGAGTCTGTTGGATATCAGAAATCTCTCTCCTACTGGTTTGGCGAAGAAATGAAACGGCAACAATTATATTTTGACGTTGAAGAAGTTTCTACTACGGGAGATAAAGAGCAACGCATCCGGGGACTGATCCCCATGTGGAAGCAGGGCGTGATCAAACATCGCCGATCCATGAGAGAGTTGGAACTGGAAGCCGTGTCATTTCCCAAAGGTAGAACGGTGGATATTCTCGATGCCATATCGTTTGGCATCCAAGTACAAGAGAATACCGAGAGAAAGCGTGAGAAGAAGCAGCAAGATTATATCCCTTCATCGTCACTGGAAGGTGGAGACGCGCCACATTTTGCAATGATACAAACCGATTACCCACTACGCATTACAGAACCGAAATACAGGGATATGCAGAAATACCAATCATCATCCGTTTACGAGGGAGAATAGTTATCCACAAGCACAAGGCAGAGAAAGTGGTATGATGTCAATGCGGTGAGACATTGAAGAAGTTTCCGCAGGATTCCGATCCTGCGGCCTAGAAGTGGGGCACTGCTTCTAGGCCCTAGTATCGGCAACCCAACATTGCCAATCGTTTACGCCAGAAGTATTCACCCGCGAACAAAAGAATGAAATCGCGGAAAAAGCATGGAAGATGCTCCATGCTGGTCTGTTGCATAAAAAGGACAGATTTGCAAACATAAAGATGTCCGTTGATATGTACAACGGTAAAGTGCGCCCAGCCTTGCGTGGGCGTTTTAACGTGCCCGTACCTATCATGGGCGGATTCGTGGACACCTTGCAGTCAAAGATAGATGAAAAGATCAGAATCACCTTTAGTAAAGGCGAGACAGCGGATTATCGAAAAGCCTTGAAAGTACAAGCGGCCTGGGATAAAGAGTCGTCAGATGCAAATGGCAAATGGCATCAAAAAGAACTTGCTAATAAAAAGTTCGCTATATTCACTGGCCGGGGCATCATGCAGTATTTCGCTGCATCACGTCCAGAGTATCAATCGGTTTTGGAAGTTATCAGTCCCTGGGATTTCGTGTGTGATCCACGAGGTGGAGGCGATCTCGAGAATCATTATTTCCGGGGCAAATACAACATATTCAGAGATAAAGAGTATATCTACGAAATGGGACAGAAGGGTGTATACGATATGTCACAAG